TCAACTGCCTGCGTGAAGGTCGCCTTCGTGATGTCACGAAGCTCAACCGTGCCGCCGTCTCGGGCGATTCGGCGAAGCTCAGCGGAAAGGTCACGGGTCGACTCAGTCGCCGGGGCGAAGGCAACTGCCTTCTCCGAGCGAGCGGCGTCGGCTGCGGCACGGGCCTCAGCAGCGATCTTCTCTGACTGGATTGCGGAAGCAACAACTGAAGCCTCCGAAGTAAGGGCGTCAAAGCGAGCCTGAGCCTCAGCCGTAAGGGCTTCGCCCTTGGCTGCTGCATCTGCAACGATGCCAGAAGCATCCGTAAGCAGCGCGGCGCGCTTCTCAGCCAGATTCTTGATGCTGTCCATGTTGGACTCCTTCATCTTTATCTGGGTTTACACAATACGCCGAGCCACCTATCCGACGCTTCTGATGATCAGCCAGAAGAACCGTGGCGCGTGGGCTGTTGGGAGTTTATCCCTTCAACTGCTCCAACTTCAGGCGGGCTGCCACAATGGTGTGGTGCTCGCCAGCCGGGGCAGTTGCTTCAATGACGGGCTCGGGTGCTGCGCCTAGCTTGGCGCGCACTGCGTCGAGCAGCGCCGTCTGATCAGCGTCAAGGGTGTTGCCAGCCTTGACGGCTTCAAGAGTCTCAACGAGAGCATCACCGTCCACGCCGATCTTGTTCGGCGCGATCTTGCGCACGGCGGTCAGCCCGAGCGTTGCAGGGTATGCAGGCGTATGGCCCGAGAGCGTGGAGACTTCGAGCAGCCCAATCTCAGTCAGGGTGCGGCTGCCGTCTTCGTGCCACTGCTGCCCGTTCTTCGGCACGGTGAACCCGAAGGACATGCCCATGGCTTTGGCTTCGTTCGTCAGCTTGCTGATGACGGCGGCGGCGTCTGGGTCGGCTGGGTCAAGGCGAGCCTCAACCTTGAGCCCGACTTCGTCTTCGCTCAGGGTCAGACGCCCGCTCGCGGTCGTTGCCAGCATGCGGCTCTCATCATGACCATGCAAGAACTTGATGACGCGGCGCCCCTGCTCCGCCTGCTTGATGGCGCGGGCGAAGGCGCCGTTGGCGATGCGCTCGATAAAGGGCAGCCCCTGCGATTCCGCGCCGAAGACGGCAGCGTATCCCGTGAAGGTCTTCTGCCCGTCTTCGCCTTCGGTGACGGTGAAGTCGCCGAGCGGCAGTGCGCGTGTTTCGTGCTCTCGTGCCATTGAGTTCTCCTCAAGCTGCGATGTGTTGTTGATACTATCCGCCCAAGCAAGGACGCGGTCGGCGCCGTTTGTGTCTACGGGATTGACGCCCCAGAGTAGGGCGGCAACGGCTCCGGGGCCCGGGAAGTTTTCGTCTTCTGGGTCACTGTTCTGCGGTACGCCTTCCCAGTCGCCACGGTGTCGGCGAATCCACGCCGCCATGCGCATAACCTTCTCATCATCCACTCGCCCGTCGGCAAGTTGGCGCGCTTCTCGGATGGTGGCTGGCTGCAAGCCGTCGCCGCCGAGCCCGCCTTCGTAGGCTTCGAGTCCAGCCTTCGCTGCGGCTGCGACGTAGTTCGGGACGTTGACGATCGCGCGCTCTTCGTCCGTGATGAACTGCTCTGGCGTGTAGGCTTCGATGCCCAAGCCCTGCGCCATCTCGCGCACGGCTGGGTCGTTGTCGATTGCATACTCCAACTCTGTGCCGTACTGCTCCTTGAGAAGTCCGTACTTGTACTCCTTGAAGGCGAGCCCGGTGGCGAAGGCGCTTCCCTCAAAGTCGTTCAGGTGAATCTCCTCAACGCCAGCCACGCCGTACTCCTGCAACCACGCGCGTGTCTCAGTCAGGCGGTCGATCTTGCGCGCGCTGACGATGATGACCTGCGTGTCGCCGCTCATGACCTTCTCGTTCAGTGCGTCAATCAGTGGCTGATTCGGCTGCTCGTTGTCAAGAACGAGCGTGCCGTCTAGGTCAACGATGACGTAGCTCACGCCTGCGGCTCCTCACCTACGGTGCCGATGTTCAGCGGCTGGCGGAAGGCGTCACCATCAGGGCCCACTGGCGGGCGATCCTCAAGGGTGCGCACTTCGTTCAGGCTGAGGAATCCGTTGTTGAGTGCCACGGCGTAGGCGTCAAATCGCTCCTTCGTCAACGGTCGCAGCATGCTGTCAACGTTGAACTTGATGAAGGTGGTGTCGCCAACGATGAGCCGCTGGAAGCCTGCTTCTAGCCGAGCGATCAGGCTGCCGAGTCCCAAGGTCAACCACTCTCGTGAGATGATCTCAAGGCTATTGAAGCTAGAGTTGCCCCCCGGCAGCTGGAGAAGATGCAGCGGTACGCCATAGAGTCGAGCGATCGCCTGCGTGCCTGCTTCCATGTTCTCAACGATTGCCAAGTCTGACGGGTTGAAGCCCATGCTCTTGAAGTCGGCTCCGCCCGTGAGTACTGCAACCTTGTGCATGTTGCGAAGCCCTTCGTGACGTCGTCCGAACGATGCGCGCAGGCTCTCTGCCTGATCGGCAGTGAGCTCTCCCGGGACTGTCACCAGTCCAGAAACTGAGGCTCCTTGGCTAAAGAACTGAGCCGCGTATTCTGTCGTCGCCTTCGCAAGTCCGAGCGTTGTCTTGTGGTGCTCAACTGGCGAGAGCCCGCGCAAGTCTTCGCCAACTCCGAAGAGTGTGATGTGCACAATGTCGTCAGCGGTCAAGTCAACGGCGCCAGCCGTCGTCTTCACGCGATAGATTGGCGCACCGTTTTCGTTGCGTAGGATCGTCACCTTGCGTGGGTCAAGCAGGCGAATCTCGACAATCTCGGCACCATCACGCAGCACCATGAGAAAGGCGTTGCCGTCAATCATCAGGCTGCTGACGGTGCGGTGCATCAGGTCGAAGCGGGTGTAGTTCGGATTGTTCGGCACTGGATTGTCCAGCCAGCGCGGGCGGGTCACTGGACGGCGTACGCCACGGTCACGGATGAAGACGCCGACGGGCATCGTTGCAACGGTGTCGGCGTAGAGTTTTACGGCAGCGTACAAGGCCCCGATTGTGGTGGCGTTCTTCTCGTTGAGACTGGTGCCTGCGGCGTCGACTTCAACGTTCCACATGCCGCCGACGGCTCGCTCTTCGCTCTGACGTCCAAGAAGACGGTCAACGATTCCCATGTGACTCCTTACAACTCAATGAACGCGACTGATGCGCGCGGCTTCTCCGCAGGTGTTGCGCCTAGCGTAGCAGCACGCCCCCACGCCATAATGGCTGCCACGCACAAGTCAATCTTCTTCCCTGAGTCCTTACCCTTGCGCACCTGCACGCCGTAGCGCGTAGTGTACGGCGTGGCTTGGCTGACGTGCCGGGCAAGGCGTGGATCGCCGTCATGCTTGAGCCGTCCGTTCACCACGGCATCGTAGAAGGCGGCGGTTGCTGGGGTCATACGCGCTGGGCTCTGGGGATGCTCAACGACGGGAAGGCCCGCCTGCTCCCAGCGTTCCATGACGGACTGCCACCTGAACGGGTCGCAGTTGATCTCGCGCACGGCGTAGGTTTTGCAGAGTTCTTCCATGCGCATCTCGACCTCCTCAACGGGGACGCGCCAACTCAGGTCGTCGATCGGACGCTCCCAGAGTCCGAGCACGAAGACGGCGGAGTCCGTGGTGCGCACGCCGATCACCCCGGTGCTATCTGCCGAGAAAGAGCCGTCGAATCCAACCACCAGCGGGTCACCATCTTGCAGCTGCAGGCTGGTATCGGCGCAGGCGTCCCACGTCCCAGCAGGCAAGAACGCCTGCCCAGATGCCGCGAACTGGTTCAGGCGCTTCGTCCGAAACTCCGCCTCAGGGGTGCGCATCTTCGCTGACGTCAAGTCTTCAAGGCTCAGCAGTGGCGGGGTTGATAGCAGCCCGGGGTTGGCTTGCGCCCACTTCTCGGGGTTCGTGTAGGCGTCGTCGTCGGCTTCGTACCACGCCATGCCAAGCGTCGGGTCGTCATGCTCACCCGTGATGCGACGGCGTGCCAACTGGTAGAGCGTGTATGCAATGGAGTCCATGCCCGTCTGATCCGTGCGCTGCCCAGCCGTGGTGATCGCCAAGAAGAGCGGGCTGCGTCGGGCGCCCATTGAGAGTGAGAGCACGTCAAACAAGTCACGGTTGGGCCATGCTGCCAACTCATCCGCCAGCACTAGCGTGGCGCTCAAGCCCTCCTTCGTGTATGCCTCAGACGAGAGCGCCCGCCAGATGGTGCCCGTCGGCTTGAACTCTAGGGTGTCCCTGAACACCTTGATCTGCTCAGCCAGCATCGGGCTCATCTCGACGGCGCGCTTGGCGTGCGCCATTACCAGCTTCGCCTGATCGCGGTCAGCAGCAGCCGAGTAGATTTCACCACCCTGATCACCGAAGAGTCCAAGCGCCAGCGGCACCGTTGAGAGCAGCGCCGTCTTCCCGTTCTTGCGGGCTGCGCCCACCATGAAGAAGCGGTGCGTGTAGGTGCCGTCTGCCTTGCGTGCTAGGGCATGGCGTAGCAGGTTGCGCTGCCATGGGCGGAAGGTGATCGGCTCGCCAGAGAGCCCGCCGATAGAGTCCTTGGCGATGGGCACCAGCGCCTCCCCGAAGTCAGCCACCTGATCGCCCTGCGAGCGGTCAAGGTCAGCCTGCGCGGTAGGCGTCAGCCAGCGCGGGGGCCAGTCGGGAGTGCTGCGAACTTCTCCCTGAACTCCTCCAGCAGAGTCCTTGCCTGCACCATTGCGATCCCGAGCCTTGCGCGGTCGCTTGGCGTCAGCCCCAGTGAGCTCATCCATTTGTAGATTCTCTCCTCCGTTGCGGTGCGCATCCCCCAAGCCGGGTGAGCGTAGGCGTAGCCCTTGTCCGTGTAGAGTACTACGCCGTCGACCTCCAGCCGCGCAGTCAGTTGCGCGAGCATCTGCTCATCCTTGCAGAGCATCGTCAACGCTTCGCGGTCGGACTCGGCAAGCCAGTCGCACGCCGACGTGATGCGCAGCCAGACGCCCTGACCTACGGGATCAAGCCCTTCAGGCAGCGTCAGATTGTTGAGCGGCGCCACGCCAGAGCCCTGCTTTGCTGGCATGCGTGACGGCTTCAACGTCCCGCGTTTTGCCTTGACTTCGTTCGGCAATGGTTTAGGCGACGCCATAAAACCCCCACCCCCCACGGTTGGACACGCACACGCGGGGCTCGTCGCTGGATACCTTGAGGGTGTTCATGCGCAGATTCTAACCCCCCCTAGGTGTGCTTCGTCTTCTTGCCGTGGCAAGAGCGGCAGAGCACTGCGAGTAAATGCTTGGGCACCACGGGCGACTGCCCCGGCTGCAGCGGCGTGATGTGATCAACGGTCAGGTCAGTCGTCGCTCGACATGCGAAGCACCACGGGAACTCTTCGCGCATCTCACGGCTCAGCTTGCGCCAAGCAGGGTCAGCGTAGGGGCTGCGCCCGACTGGCCCGTATCGCTCACGCTCCCGCTTCGTCACGATCTTGTTGGCGCAGGGCTGGCAACGGTTGCCGACGCGTTGCAAGATGCCGCAGGTCAGGCACGCACGGGCGAAGCGTAGGGGGCTCACGCTTTGAAGTTGGGCAGCGGCAAGACGCCAGCCACGATAAAGCTCAGGGCTTCGGCGACTCTCTCGCCTTCGGTGTCCCAGAGTTTCTCCAGCACCTCATACGCCTGCGATCCGAGCACGCCTTCAAGTGAGCCCATCAGTCGCTCCATGGCGGCTAGGTGGACGTGCATCAGTTCGTGGGCAAGGATGCGGCGCTGGCTCTCGGGAGTCTCCTTGAAGAAGTCCCCAGAGATTCGCACCGTGGCTTCCCAGAGATTGTCACTGACTTCGACGTCAGCCCATGAGTCATCCGCTGGGATGTCGTTGCTGACCTTCAGGTGCCACTGCTTCAGGTGCATGACGTCACGGTTGGCGTTCAGGTATGCAGCGACCTGCTCACGCAGTGGGGGAGTCGCTCCCCGACGCTGGGAGGATGCAGCGCCGGGGAGGGGGCCGCCACTAGGTGACGGCGTGCGGCGATTGTATGGCATCAGTCCCACCTATCGGGTGACGCCACACGCTTCGTGGCGGCGTTGCTTGCAAGTGGCAGCGGCGACGCTGGACGTAGCACGCAGGTTGCATCAGGGCAGCGCAACACTTCACTGCTGCCCATGTCACCACCCACGCACCAGTTGCAGAATCGTGCCACGAGCATCTGCAAGCGGCGTGACTCTTTCTCAGCTGCAGTCATCTCGGGACGCTTGCGGCTCATGTACGGCTTGGGCAACTCCTCCCGCTCGATCCAGTCATCCTGCTCGAAGGGCCCGTATGCCTGCGCAAAGATGGCGCAGAACTTCTCCGACGGTCGGCGCTCAGCCTTGGCGTAGGAGCGGATGGTGCGCCCAGTGATCTTCACGCCGCAGTCCCTCATGTGGGCGGCGACCTTCTCGCTGGCGACGACGGACGTACTGCCGGGGTAAGACTCCAGCACGCGCTTGTTGATGACGTCGGGGCGTAGGCTCTTGCTCATGGCAGCAACTCCACGGTGACCTGCTGGATTCCGCGACCTAGCGGTACGCCGAGCAACTGAAACACTTGCGGCGATAGGTCGATGATCTTATCGTCGGAGCGATCCTTCGGGGTGCCCGAGTAGCAGCCGCAGGTGTCCGTGATGTAGACGGTGACGGCAATGCCAGTCTTAGCGTTCGTGATCTTGGCAAGCACTGGAGTCTTGCGCCAGTAGCGGTGCCCCGGCTTCATGGCTTCAATCATCCTGCGGAGTTCTTGCCCAGCGGCGGCGTAATTGAGTGTCCCCTTGAACCACTGAGTCGTTCGCGTGTACCACGCACCGTTCTTCTTGGCGTCGTACCACGAAGCAACCCCGCTCAGCTCAATCTTCTTTGGAGCTGGGGGCACGGGCGGCTGATCCGCCAACACGATCGGAAGGGGTGGCAGCGGCGCCGACGCGGGCTGCGGGTTGCTGAACGGCGCGAATACTAGCGCCAGTGCCAGTGCGATCTTCATGACTTCTCCTCCCGCTGCTGTAGCAGCTGTACCAGTGTCTCCCAGTGGATGACGACCATGCGACGGGCCTTGATGCCTGAGCCGGGGGCGTCTTCCACCACCAGCGCGGCGACTTCGTCAGCCTTCGGCGTCAACTCGTTCAGCCATTTATCGAATCGCTCGCTGTACGCTCCGCCCTTCTTGGCGCTGATGATTAGCCCCAATGCGCGCACGTCAGTCTTGCCCCCTAGGTGCCCCACGCGAATCCCAGCGAGCCCTGCCTCAGTCAGTTCAGCAGCCAGCCGACGCTCAAGACTGTTGCCACGGTTGCGGTTGTTCTTTCCCATGCGGCTGCGCGCTGCGTTCTTCAGGTCAATGTCAAGGTCACTCATGCGGCTCATCGTAGCGCCTGCCCCAGCCCGACGATCGTCAGCAGGCTGATGGTGAACCACGCGATGACGATGCCCGAGCTGGCGCGGTGATTCGTGACGCCGATCCAACCCATGGCAAGGGCGATCAGTGTGTGCACCACCATCAGCGTGACAATCAGCGCGTCGATCACTTGACGCAGCCCTTGTGACGCCAGTGCAGGCGCACGTTGCCCTTGGCGCCGTTGAAGGTGATGACCTTCACCCGGCTCGCTGGGAAGACGGGCTTCTTCGGGTCAGCGACGCTGATCACCTTGCCGCACTCTGTGCAGTCAGCATCCGTCCAGCGTGGGGGCAACGATGGCCCGCCGCGCTTCGCCTTTACTCCTGCCATGTCTGACCATCCCGCTGGAGCATTGCGCCCAGCTTCACCATCATGGCGCTCATTGCGTCGCTGATGTTGTCTGCCTCAACGGTCAACGTCTGCCCGTCGTGATCTTCACACTGCAGCGTGACCTTGCGCGTGACTGTGTCGATCGCGCAGTTGGCGTAGCGGAAGCCAACCATCTCCGCCATTGTTTCAAGGTCGCCCATGTCGCTCATGCTTCTACCTCCATGCGTGCCGCCTCAAGAACGGCTGCGATGCACTCTGACGGACTGAGGGCGTCCGTGTCAAGAACTAGCTCAGCCTCCATGTCCCCAGCCTGACGCTCCGTGATGTCATGCTGCCACGTCTGTTCTTCCCCGACCGGGGGGCGCACCAGCCGCACGAAGAGCGTGTCGGGGTACCACGCCGCAATGAAGGCCCGCTCAGCGTCCAGCCTGACGTCGTCCACCACGAAGGTGATCGGGTCAAGGGTGCCGTCATCAGCGCCACGCTTCGTCCGAAGAAGCCACACGCGCATCCAGAAGAGTGAATCCATCTCACGGAGAGCGGCGCCAATCTCCTGCAGCAGCTCACGCCCACTCAGCAGGCGAGAGAGTCCCAGCGTCTGCTGGGGGTACTTCATAGCCTTGTCGAACTTGCCGTACGCCATGACGGCGATCTCACGAATCGGCGCTGCGATGCTGGTGACCTCAAAGCCGTGATGCTCCGAGAGCATCTGGCTCAGGGTCGTCTTGCCAGTGCCTGCCTTGCCAATGAACGCCACGCTCCTCATCCGACAATCCTCCTCAAGATTTCTCCCGCCTGTAAGGGGGTAGGGGGTCTCTCTCTCTCTCTCTTCTCTTCTCTCTCTCTATGCTGTTTGGATTCCGTTATCCCACCCGATTCTGAACGGCGCCGAGCCACGAACGCAGCCTGACGTCGGGTTGATGTCGGGTCGACCTGATAGCGATCCCACCCCGTAATGGCAACGACCCCAGCCTGATCTACCCCAAGAAGGCCCTTCGTGATCAGCCCGCTGATCGCCTTGCCAAAGCGGTTGCCGATGCACGCCTTCAGGTGCTCCCGGCTCTTGAAGATGCCGCCGCTGCGCAGCTGCTTGGCTTCAGCGATCGCCGTGACGAACGCCCTGAACTCCGTGTCCGTGAGCAGTGCGATCTTGTCGTCCTTGTGGGCGTTAGCGTCCCACTTGATCCAGAGTCCCATTTACTCCTCCTCCTTCAGATACTCGCTGACCTTCGCATCATGCGCCGCGAGATGTGCATAGTAGGGCAGCCCTTGATTGCATAGTCGGCAAAGCAGCCCACGAACTCTGCCCGTTGCATGGTCATGGTCGATGTGCACGCCACCGTGCTTGCGACCATCCGCGTGCAAGTTGATGACTTCGCTGCAGATAGCGCACTGACCATGTTGACGTTGATGCATGGCTTGCAGCTCATAGACGGTCAATCCGTAGAGCCGCGCCCGCATGCGTAGCAGGCGAAGTTGTCGCTGCTCAGGTGTCTCCTTCTCTCGCATACGCCTACCCCATAGGGCCTGCGGCGTCGCCAAGATGTGCGGTCGTCTTCCCATGTGATCCTCCGATGCTGGCGGGGGCGAGCCGTCCAGAGCCCGCCCCCATGTGATGACCTAGAACGGCAACTCGCTGAGGTCTTCTTCAGCGCGCACTGGCTCGCCGACTGGCTCCGATTGCTTTGCAATCCAGTCAATGCTCGGCTTCTTCTTGCAGAAGGCCCCATCGCCGCTGCGCGCAGAGCATGCCCAGAACGGTGCGTACGGCTTCTGCGTCGCCTTCGATACGCCGCCGGGCTTCTTCGTCCACGGCTGCCCATGGTCGGGGCAGTTGTCAGCGCCGAACATGTCCATGGCTGCCTTCAGCACCACGGTGTCATGCCCCTGCTGGGCTGGCACTGTCGTCTGAGGGCGGCTCACGGGCTTCAACGCAGGCATGGCAACGCGCCCCGCTGCGGGCTTTTCCCCGCCGTACAAGTATCGAGCCACCCCGAAGAGTGACGCGCAGCGCCTGAGGGCATCTGAAGCGGCTTCTTTCAGTGACTCGCCCGAGCCACCAGTCTCATAGCCGAAGTCTTGGCGACGGGCAACCGTGCCATCAGGGAAGCGGCAGGTCAGGATTCCGACGACCGTGTTCGTATCGCCGACTGGCTCCACGGCGAAGTCCCAACCGTTGACGCCGAGCACCTCATCCAGTCGAGCTGCGACGGTGCGGGCGTCCACCCATGTCAAGTCCTTGCCCCCGGCACCTACGCGGTGACGGATCACCTCAGGCGGGAAGGGTGCCGATAGCGCGGCGAGAATCTCCGAGTGCTTGTTCATGCTGCCTCCTTCTTGGGGAAGAGTCCCCAGTCGTTCAACTCTTCGATCGGCTTCAGCCATTGTGGCGCCCGACCGTTGCCGAAGTCAGTCTTCGGACTTGCCTTCAAGGCTTCCAGCCCTGCGACGTCCAGCCAGCCCACGATGCGCTTGACTGGCCCG